CCTCCTTTATAAAGATTAAACATAGGAACATTATTACCATATGTTGGAACACTATAATCTATATAGGATCCACCTAATCTTTCCATTCCTACTTTTCCTTGGGTTATTTGTACCCCACTTGCTGGAACTGTCATAACTTTATTTTATTTTTGTTTTAAGCTCGTCTATTTCTTGTTTTAATTCTTTAATTGCTTCAATCAATACAGGAACTAATTTTTCATATTTAACTGCTTTATATCCTGTTTTCTTTCTTGTATCTACAAGTTCAGGGAATACTTTTTCAACTTCTTGAGCTATAACTCCATAATCATGTCCTTCATTAGT